GCAACGACTCTGAATACACACGGTATCCGAGGGCTGCCTGCAACTTCAGCCGTGCGAGCTCCGCCAGCCCCATGACCTCCGTGGGCATATCAGGAGCCTGCATCTCCACGGACTGATCCATGTCAGACGAAGGTTGTGCCTCCTCTGCCATGGGCGGCTGCGGCATGTTCTCCGCGTACTTCAGCTTCATGAAGAACTCGGCGGCATCGCGCAGGGGAATCGGGCTCTCAAACATGCTTTCGAAACTCATGATCACTCCTGCGTGATGAGAACGTGGCTGTTATCCGAAGACATGTACGCATTTACAACGTACGGAACGGTCGGAGCTGCCGAGCCGTTAGGCGTATCGTACACCTTGCCCGCCTCAGTAGAGTTCTCTCCCAGGCCGAGCTCTGACCTACCCGTGCCCCCAGTGATGGTCACGCCACCGCCAACTGTTGGCGTGGTCTGAATGAGAACAAGAGCTCCACCACGCTGCTTCACGGTAAGACCCGTGATAGCTGCCTCCAGTTGGGCTTTCACCTCCTGGAAAGACAATGAAGAAGGATCCACCTGGTTGTTCACCGTGGTGAACGTGGCCGTAGCTGACGTGGGCTGCGTGAAGATCAATGTCTTTCCAACCACGCCCGAATAGCGGTCAGGGATCTTCCGAGTACTGATGATGCCACCCTGCAAGAAGAGCTCGAGCTCATCGATGGTGCCAAACTTTCGAACGCGAATCATGATGAAACCCCTTGTACTAGAAGGCTGCGTACGTGGAATTTACGAGCCAATATTCGCTGTGAACACCGGAGCCATTACCGGAGTTCAACATGCCACCGATGTTGATCGAAACCTTCACCCGTTGCTTCATCTGGTCTGTTGTAGAACGAAAGTACTGCAACCAGTTCAACAGGAGAGGCGTCTTATCATTCACACCAACGGTGATGCCGCCATTCGAATAGTTGATGTGGTTACGCGTTTGTAGTTGCCCGATCGACTCGAGCAAGGACACCACGGTCATGCGCAGAAGCAAGTTGTGCTGGCTCATGCCTAGCAGCTCATCCAATGACATGTACGTGAAGTGCGGTGTGCCATTGAAGTCCGCGAGGGCATCAAATACGGCCCAAGCGATCATACGATCTGTCGACTCTTCGCCTGCTGTCAGGCGATTGAGCTCAGGGAAGTCACGAAGAAACAGGCGGACCATCTGCACAAAGTCGCGCGTGGTCTGCGTGATTCCGGGGATGCCCTGTAGCGACATGATTCAGCCCTTTCTACGTCGAAGCACTTTGGACGCCACAGGTATCGCAGGTACTTGTTCCCGCCGGCGAGCCATCACATAGGCAGAGGGCAAAGCACCAATGGCCATAGCCCCTACACTGACGTAGTACTGCGCATCACGGAAAGACATAGCAGTCTCTTCTACTTCAGCCTCAGTCCCTGGGTTCACCAAGGTGTCATACACGACAAGTGGCTTACACACGAGACCGTTTTGTTCGAGCTCAGGTGTAGCCACATCGGTAAGGTTGAAGACGCGCAGCCTGGCCATCAGCGGCCCTTCTTCTTGTAGGGCGGCGGGTTTGTGGGCTTGGAGAAGCTGGGCATACCACTGGAAGAGCTCTCAACTTCTTCTTCCGCAGCGGCCGCATCTTCCAGGGAGTTCTCCAGGGATTCACCCGGTACAACCGGGAGAGGCGCAGGGTCATCGAAGGCAGCCATGGGCGGTGCCACAGGCATCTCGAAGGTAGCCGGCGGGGGCGCTTCATTGTTGTAAGCGCTGAGGGGTTCTTGTCCGCCAGCTGGGTCACGCCGCGCGTCATCAAGCGGCGGATTGGGCCTTGGCGGTTCTGCGGGCACAGGGGCGGTAGATCCTGTGAAGAGGTCCACGACACGCTCGTCCATGGTTGTCACGTAGATCAGACCGGACGCTTGTAGCGCTCGCATCTCTTCCAGCTTCTCTTGGATCTGAGCCTCCGTCACAATGACAGGCCTGCCTCGAAGGACTCGCTGTTGTCCGATCGGGATGAACAGCTTGAGACCCCTGTGCTGGGCATTGCTTGCGCGCAACGTACGGGTCTCGGGATCTCGAGCCCCGTTGTGTACTTTGAATTGTTCCATGGGTCATCTCCTACCTGGCGTGCTCGACTTTAGCATTGTGAGGACAGTAGCCCGAATGGCCAATCGCGAAGTTGCAGTTCATACAGAGCACACGAAAGCCTGGCGGATAGTTGTTCTGCTTGAGCCATAAGTACAAATGTGTGCCGGACATACTGTTGCTCGTTACGTTCCAACCCTTTTCCGCCAGCATCTCTCTACGGTGCGCAGCCCCTGTTTGACCGATGTGGTCGATCGTCAAGAACTCGATGTGCTGCTCACCGCAGCATTGGCAGGTAGGACCACCGTAAACATCAAAGGCAGATGACTTGAGACTACGTCGTCTGGTCTTCTGTACGTCCAGATAGCGGTCCTTGTTCTTGTGATACCTATTTCGATGAACCTCTTTGCATGAAACGCAAAGAGTGCCGTCCTCGATTGGAGAACGACACTCTAAGCAACGACCCTCAGCTCTGATCTTACGGCAGCGTGCAGCGACTTGTTTCTTCCTACAGTCCTTACAAGGCCTGCCACTCGTATCGTAGAAGGCGTCTGCAGGAAGGACACGCGCGCATTTACCACATAGACGTTCCATAGTACTGGGCTTATCCCAGTACTCGGGAAATAATCAGTACTGAGAGATTTGTGGAAACTTGAGGCCCTGCTCAACTTTATTGTTAACAGCTCCCAAGGATTCCTCGCTCACCGGAATGAAGCTGTCGACCAACGAGTCACTGTTGGTGGTGGGGTTCGCGTCCGCCGAGTAGAGCTCGAGCTTGCGCACGGACGCGATGTTGATGATGCCCATCCCGATGTCTTCCCAGGCCTGGAACATGATCAGGTTGGCAACCTTGTCGATGTAGAACTTCGTGTTGTTCAGCACGAAGAACTTGCCGAAGAACTCCGGCTTGGTGAAGCAGTAGATGTTACCGGGACGCAGGATGTCCGTCTTGATCGTGCGGACGTACGAACGACCCAGCAGGGTGTTGTACTTGTAGCCGTCGACCGTGGTCTCCGACTGCACGCGATCGCCGAAGTCCTCGACCGTCCACTGAAGAAGATCGTCCCAGTCGACCTCCGTCATCAGCAGGCGCTCTGCACGCAGGCGATTGCCGTCGAGCATCTTGAACAGATTCACGACGTCAGGGCGCTGCACGGGACGAACCGTGGCGTTGTTGGCACCAGCGGTACGAGCAAGCTCGCCCTTGCGCACCGAGAACTCAACCACGGAGCCAGCGTTGGTCGTGGTGTAGTTCAGCGTGGTCGCCACGCCGCCGTTGGCATCCGTCTGAAGCGCCTGAACGGCCGCCTCGATGTGGACCGTGAACTCACGATCCTCCACTTCCTGGATGTCCTTCACCGAATTCTCTTCGATGATCTTGGTGATGGGCATCTCGTAGGCAAGAAGCTCCTGCTCGGTCTTCTGGAACATCTCGGATGAGATGGTGAAGAACGCGATCTCGGCCTTCTCTCCGCGGATGAAGCGGGCAGTGGGCTGGCCACGGAAGGAGATCGACATGGCCCGCGAACGCGGCTCAATGTCGATGATCTTCACGAGGGTGTCGTGATTGACAGAGCGCTGGCAATCAGCGCGGGTGACCTGCTCTGGCGGCACGATCTTTCGGGCGTAGGAGACTTCACGCAGACGGTCACGGATGTACGAACCTCCGTATTCTGCGAGTTTCTCTTTGCCTTCGGCCGACGCCAGCTTGGTCGTGAAGAGTTCATTGATAACGCGTGCGGGAACCATGGTTTATGTCCTTTTCCTTTCTTCGCCGAAGCTCTCGCTGGCGTATCAGGTGCTGCCGTTGCGCACAGCCCAACCGGACATGAACCGGAGCTGGCCGCCGTTGTTCGCGGGAAGACGGGTGACATACCCGACGATGGCGGCGTTATCCGCATACGCGGCACCAACAAGGCCCGTGTAGTTACGCGAGCCGATGGTGACAGTCGCAACCTTGAGGGGCTGCAACATCGTGGTAATGGGGGCGCCGCTGGCGATGGTCACCGAGGCGTCGAAGATACGAGTGTTGAACTCGTACTGACCCATGAACAAGATGGGCATCTTGCGCTGGGACATCGCCTGGATGTCGTAGCGGCCGCGCTCTGCAAAGAGCGGCCATGAGATTGTAAGTGCCGGATCGCCCACGGACGCAATCGCCGTGGCACGTGCAAGCTTGGCGCTTGCATCGAGCTTCATCCACTCACCATCCACGAGAGCCACCACGTTCGAGGGGTTGGCCAGCGAGGCATCGGCGAGGGGGAAGTCGCGCCGGTGAATCGGGTTGATATCCGAAACAGGCTCGAAGTTGACCCTCTGAACAGTCGACATGTCTCTTCTCCTTCTTTCCTAGTCAGAGCTGGCCCCGGGAGGAGCGTTCAGCCGACTCCTCCCAAAATGAAACGCACCAGATCTGAACTGCCACCCGTTACTGAGGGACCGTTCTCACCGGCAAGACTTGCGATCTTCTGCCCCATGTCGGGACCGACCATATCGACAGCATCAGCGATGTTGCTGAGCTTGCCTTGCTCTGCTGCCTTCTCGAGCTGAACAACCAGCTCACTGAAGTCCGTGTCCGCGTTGATGCCCTTGGAGTGCATGGCGTGAGCCACCTTCTCCGCATCATCACGACGCATGTGCTGCTGCGCCTCCTGTTTCCAGAAGTCGCGCTCTTCAGCCATCTTGCGCAGTGCGCCAGGCACCGCGGCAAGAACTTCCTGAATCTGCTCGTTGCTGATCTTCTCCATGGCCGTCCTCACTGCGCCTGTACGCGCTCAGTGATCTTCGCGAGAAGAGCACGGGCCGCGGCTACTTTTTCGTTCTCTTCGGAAGCCAGCTTGGTGCCAGCCTCACCCGTGTGTGCGAAGGCAGCCTGCAACGTGCTGTCTGTCGAGTTCGTCAACGCAGGCTCACTCAAATACGCCTTGAGGTCGCTCTTGCGGTTGCCGTAGGCAGCGCTGCGCTTGAAGTTGATCGCCGACTCGTTCGAATGAACAAGGTGGCGAGGACCCACGGGCATGCCACCAGCCGGTGCCCCGCCTGCCTCACCAGCTGCACTGGTCTCCGGCGGCACAGCAGCCCCTGCCGAAATCTTGGCAGGGTTGTTCTCGTCAGCAGCCCTCTTCACA